CAGCCAAAGATTGCTTCTAAACAGTGACCAGAATGATCTCAAAAGCCCCGCTCGCAAGAGCGGGGCTTTTGCGTTTCAGCCGTTCTTTTGGATGCTTTGGAAAAGGCTTTTCCTGGCTTCCGCGGGCTTGCGCTTTTTCCGGCGGCTCGTTACCTGTTGCGCATCGCGGGTGTAGCTCAATGGTAGAGCAGCAGCCTTCCAAGCTGAATACGAGGGTTCGATTCCCTTCACCCGCTCCACCGCTATCGTGTTGTTATGTATCAAGAAAATTTGATTGCAGGGCAGCGGTTGCGGCGCTTGCAATGAGCACAAAAGACGATCAAAGCGAACGTTGTTGGACATAAATTCCCGAAAATGTCCCGACTCGCCCACAAGCCCCGCACAAAGAAAAGGCCGCCCGGAGGCGGCCAGTCTTCCCCAAGGAGGGATAGGCTTAGAGTTTTCCAGTCATCCAGAGCTTGAAGCCGGAGGCAGTCATGGCGACGAAGGCAGAAAAGGCAGCAAGAAGCAGCGCCGTCCCAACCTTGGCCTTCGCGCTCTCCGAGGACTTGCGCAGATCGGTCAGAAACTGAAAGTCGCGGCGGCGCGCTGAAATGGCGTCCTCATCCGCCGCCATGATGCCGATATCGCGCAGTGTTTCTGCTACCGTCTCGCGAACTACGCTGCGCAATTGTTCTTCCGACATTTGGATTGGTCGATGTGCCATTATGTTATCCGTCATGGGGGGGGGTGGCGTGACACAGTCATCACAATATCCGCATCAGTGTCGGCGCAAAAATCCGGTAACGGATGTTTACGGCCTGCCCAGATGTAACGCTACGCAAAAGGAACAACCCACAGAAGGCAGCGTTGGCCGGGGCGATGCTATCAGCGGGTCCGATCTCGTTGCCGGTAATGACGCCGGTTGTCGTTGTGCCATTCATCGTAGCCAGGAACCCTTGCGCACTATTCCGCCACTGCCCCTGAAAAACCATTAATCCGGGGATCGGCGTCCCTACCGCCTCAAGGAACACGCGCTGACGCCACGCTTGGTTTTGCGCTGCAACGCCGCTAATGCCAGAACCTAGCTGGATAAATACGTTTCCGTTCGCCGTTGCGGCTCCTGAAAACTGAAACTCGATGATGTTGCCACCTCGATACGGCGTGCGACTGAGGACGGAAAATGTAACACCAGCAACGGTTATTGCTGTCCAGCCATCTGGCAGGCCGCCAGTCCCGGATGTGCCGGCGCCCCTCCAATTGGCAATGACATTGCCGGCAGGTGGCACATAGAGCCCGCTTGCCCTGCGCGTCATGCCCACACCAATCATCCCCACGCGCGGCATGACGGCCTCACGTGATCGAAGCGGAGACAGTAGAGAGGCATTCGCAGACCTCAAGGGCGAACACCTCATAGCCCCCAGTGTCGATCAACACGCGCGCGCCGGTTGCAGCATCGGGCACAGTGGGCGAAGCCTGTCCCTTTTTCACTAGCACCTGCCCACCCATGGCCCACACGCGCACGGTGCAGGGCGCAAGCACACCACCGGAGGCGGGATACAGCACCGCACTGGTGCCGACGGGCGTGATCGAGCGCTCATCCGTTACGCGGGAAACAGCCTCGATAGGCTTCGCATCAGATGTGCGCGAACCCCCATATTAGATTACCTCAGCACGCACAGTCGGCATATTGACCTCCTATCTCTTCCAGCATCCGGCGGAAACGCCCGCCTCTTTCGTCTCTGCTTCCTGTTGCGGCGTCTTGGCCGCCGCGAGTTCACGGCCGAGGCTTAGGCACGCCTGCGCCGGGCCGGTCGCAACGGGCTTCGGCAACGTTCCACAGCCACTCAGGCCCACGAGCATGACAAGCGCGAGCGCGAGCGCGCCCGGTTTCAGCGGCTTCATTGGTCTTTTCCTCTTGCTTGGCGATATTGGCGCGCACATCGAGTTCGCGGCTGTCCCCGATCTTGTCGGAGAACCACCACGCGGCCGCGACCACGGCCGCCATGATGGCGGCATAGATCGCAACGCGCGGCAGGGTGAAGATAGCGAGCGGGTTCATGCCAGCGCCTCCGCGTGCTTCTTGGCGCGATAGGTCTGCCATGCGCGCCAGCCGATGCCGCCGATCACCAGCACCACGGACGCGACGGCGAGGACGGCAAGGATCGGCTGGACCCACTCTACCGAGGCCACCGGCTCAAGCTGCGCCTGCGCCTGTTTGATCACACCACCAACGACGCCACCGCCGAGGCCGCCCCCGATAGCCACATCAGCCGGGGCGGCGGACGGGGTAGGCTTGGCATCCTCCGGTCGTGCCTTGATAGCAGAACCTTTGGTCAGCACCACCGGCATGGGGCCAACCGAACCGGAGGCCCAAGCCTGCGCGCGCTTGCGCACATCGTTGACGCGCGCCGTCCAGCCCCTGCCGAAGTAGGGCCACCCTTTCAGGTTGCGCAGGAAGGTCATGCGGAGCGCCAGCATGTCGGCAATCAGCTTGTCATGGTCAGGATGCGCATGGGCGGCGGCAAGCGTGGCTTCGCCAAGGTTGCCGTCAACTTTGACACCCAACGCACGTTGCAGCCACTTCACCGCCTGCGCCGGGCCGGAATTCACCGCGCCGTCGAACACCGCGTAATCCAGCCCGGCCGGAAGATCATCGCCGCGCACCGCGTTCCAGTATTGCGCGCGATAGATCGCCTCCACCTCAATATCCGTGATCTCGCGCACGCTGCGCGTTTCGAGGCTCCGGCGCACACGGAACGCGTCATAAACGCGCTGCGTGACGCCGCGATTGGTCGCACCGCCCGGATCACGCGGGTCGTTCCCATAGCCGCCCTCATGAACAAGGACGGATTTGAGCGCGGCGGAATAGGATTGCGTTGCCATCAATTGCTCCAATACCAAGTGGGCGCGGTGCCGGAGCCATTGACACGTCCGATATCGCCGGGGTTAAGGGTGAAGGTGAGATATTGCAGCGCATTGGCGATGCCGCGCGCGGGCTCGCTGTTGCGCAGGAAGCTTGAAACCGTGGTTGCGCCGCTCGACCACCACAGTTCAACCGTGATCGGCTGGGCTGTATTATTGGTGAAGTTGTTGCCGAAGCCCGGCCAGCCCGGCGTTGTGATGGGAAACAGTCGCGGGGTTGCGTGGCGGATCGTCACGCCGGTGCCGTTGCCGGTCAGAAAGCTGGCGAGCGTTGCCGGTGCTGACGGATTTGCGCCGGGGAAATTGACCTGATTTCCCGAGCCAGCAGCGTCAAAATATCCGTTAGCGTAATAGTTCCACGTACCAGCGTTGAACAAATTATTGACACAGTTTGGCCCGTCCACCTGCACGCACGTGCTGACGTTTTCCATATCCGCGAAGAATTCGTTGTTCTGGTTCGCGCCGTCCGTCAGATGCACGCCAACTGCGCCAGTGCCGAAGCTGCCCTTGATGCGTGAGAAGTGCAGGTTGCGGCACCGCAGGCCAAAGCCATTGCCCGCCACCTGCGCACAGCTCGACTGGAAATTGCCATCCAGCCCCAGCACATAGTTCAGAACGGTGCCGATAGCCCCGCTGTCCGTCGCAAACTGCTGGATTTGGATATCTCGGATAACCGGCTCATTCACAGGGTCCAGACCATCATTGCGCCCCAGCCGGAACACAGGCCCGCCGGAGACAACGCCACGCACCCCGAAATCCGAGAGATCGGGGTAGTAGAAATCATATTTCCCGGCCGGAACGTCAGTGATGACGGTGGTGTTCTGGATATAGAATGCGGCCTCTGATCCAGTAAGGACCGCCGGAACAAAATTCAGGATAGCGGTCTGCCGTCCAGCGCCAGCAATGGTCAAACCGTCGTAAGCGCAATCGCCCATGTCGATGCCAAAGCGATCAGCAAACCGGTACATACCGGCGGGGATAAAACCCGGCAGGCGCGCGGCCTTGCATGCTGCAATCCACTGCGCAAAGGCCGCATCCACCAGATCACTGTCATTGCCGAGGTCGGGACCGCCAAACTGTTGGGGGTAAAGCTCTCGCGAAAGCTGGCGGCTCTTGGCGTAATTCTTGAGGCCCGAACCAGCCGCCGAAAAATCGAAGATGCGATAATGAACCGGCGCGGAAAAGCCGTCGCCAAAGTCGATCTTCACCCCGGCAGCAGGGACAAGGCGGCCGCCGGGCCGGAACCTCACATGAGAAGCAAAGGTGATATCCGCCGCAACGTTATGCGCGCGGTCAATCACCAGCTCGCCGCCCAGCTCCACAGCAGCAGCATCGGCTGCCGCCAGTGTCGCATTGTCAGAAAAAGCGCCAATAACGCCAACTTGCTGCGCGGTTACTTCTCGCGTCGAGAGCGCCCACCACCCGCCGTCTTGGCTTTGGAACTTCGCTGCATGAGACGGCTGCGAAGATTGCCGCAGGTAAATACCAGCGCCACCATCGCCCGCAACCTCGCGGCCATAGACATGCAGGGCTGTAATAGCAGCCGGGATCGAGGATGCTGCAGCCGCAGCGCGTGAGGCGGCGAAGGCCGCAGGAGTATAGCCCAAGTTTGCAGCAGCTGCCCCCGGTGCCATCAAGGATGATGTGATGCCGCCCGGCGGTATTTCTGCTGCAAGAAAGGCGTTGGCCATGGCTTGAACCGCAATTGCAAGCTCAAGTGCAGTTTGAGAAGCTGAAACAGCCTCACCGCCATCCCGTCGCAGCTCTTGCATGATCACTGTGATCATGTCGAACTGTGTTTCCATGGCTTTTGAATTCACAACCCCAGCGCGAACAACGTCCGTTCGCCGTTCGTGAGTTCTGGCCCCTTTGATGCGCAGTTGAACGCCAGCCGCCAACCCGGTTTTTTCCACGGTAAAATAAGCAGGGGCAGCGCCCGTCAGGCTTACGGTTGCGCCAGAAACATCAGACCAAGCTGAATTATCATCTGGACGCTGGGAGATGGATACATCTTCCACGTCAAAAATCAGGAAATCAAAAGGTCCGAATACAGTTTGGCCCACGGCAACGGTTGCAAACCGCTCGCGGGTATCGCGCGGAAAAGGGTGCGCCGTGCTCATGTGCCAACCTCCGATAGGCTGGCATGATCGCGGGCGCGCGCGGTCGTTACCCGCGCCTTATTCCATGAAAGGCCATTGCGCCAACCCCTTCGGGTCAGGCGCACGGTTCGGGAGAACCGATCCGGGCGGCCAGTAATATCCTTGGTCGAACTCTTTCTTGAGCTTCTTTTCCTGATTGCGGAACTTGCGGTGCGCCTCCGGGTCAACCAGATAGGCGAGCTGATCCATGACAACCCGGTTCCACGCGCCGCGCAGATACCACAGCGAGGACACCGGCGGGGCGTAGCGGCGGCCCATTTTTACCGCATCGGCACCCGGATCAGCTTCGCCTTCGCCCCCCTTGCGCAGGTTGCCCAGCGCAAGGTTGGAAACATCATCCAGCAGCCCGGCCGTAGGGCCGAGGAAGTCGGTGATGAAGGAATGGCCGTAGCGTCCATGCTCCGCAAACAGGAAATCCCCCAGCAGGCCGAAGCCGCCGCCCGTCTTTGCTGCCGCGCCCCAGAACCGCCAGTCATCCATCGGCTGGGGGTCTTTGCCCATGCTAAGAGCTTTCAGCTGGATCGCGGCCGCGCCGCCCAGCGTCAGGCTCAAGGCCAGCGCCCCGGCATAGCGCGCGCCGCCCATCTTCCCGCCCATGGCGATTTCATGCGCAATCGCTTCATTCTGCAGCATGGCCACGGAAAGGCCGAAGCCCTTGTATTGCAGGAAAGCACGGCTCATCTCGCCGGTCACCGTCCCGGCCGAGGTTCCGCCGTTGAAGATCGCGCGGCCGAGTTTGGTTCCGGCCGGAACCGCGCGCTCTGTCTGCTGCACAATCATTTCGAGGTAGCGTTCCGCCACCGCGTTATCAAGCTTGGCAATTTCGTTCGGCCGCAGGATGCCGCTCGCGCCATCCCCCATGATGTGCTTTTCAGCCTTGCCCATCACCGCCCAATCGGCAGCGCTAAGGCCATACCCTTCCATCGTTCGACGCAGGCGCGCGTCCAGCGCCCCAAAATCTTTGCCGAGGTTGTCAGCAACAACCCCCATGAACTCAAGCCCGAAAAGATGCCGCCGTGCCTGTGTCCACGGCGAAAGCCCGCTCCATGTCAGGGTGCGATCCGCGAGCCAGTTTGCCCATGTCCGGCCGCTCGCCATGCTGCCCGCATAGTGCGCTTCTTCATGCATGACATGCATGGCGGTATCGAGGATAAGCCCCGCCCGCACCGCCTCACCGCGCGAAGCGCCGATGAAGGTATCCACAATATCCTTGACGATGAATTTCGTTGGCAGGCCGGAAAGGCGGCGCGCCATGTTGGCCATCATCGGGTCAGTCGGGATTGCGGTCAGGATTGCAGTCCCGAGCTGCGCCGAAGTCAACAGCGAACGCACCGTGGCCATGGCACCGGCCCACCCCGGAGAGCCGATGCCGGTCCCCCGGATTTCTTTCCACAGGGCATCAATCAGATAATCGCCCGCCCCATCCTTCACGATGCCGGAAACAACACCCTGGGCATGAGATGCCTTAACACTCTGCTTGAGGTACTCCACCATGGCCGAGGGGTTCGGGCCGAGGATTTCCAGCGCCGCGATATCCTTCGCCATGCCGCGAATGTGGTTCATCATGGCCGCGAAGGGATCAGGGTTGCCGAAGGCTTCGGCATAGCGCATCCATGCATCCGCATCCTTGAAGTGCAACACGCGGTGCTCCGCGCGCTGCCCAGCCAGCGCACCACGCCCCTGCGCCGCCATTGTCGGGTCGCGGTCAATCCAGCCATCAGTGACAATGCGCTGCCAGCTCTTGTCCAGCAGCTGATCCAGCTGGGCAGGCGTCATGGATCGCCCGGTCAGCGGGTCCAGCATGCGCGCCGCATCGAGCAACGGCCGCGTGAATTCCTTCCACTTGTCCTTGCCCCCGGACAGCAGGGCAGAAGGATCATGGTATTGCGGCAGGAAGAACCCCTCCAACTTGCCGATCTGTCCACCCGCTGCGTTGAAGCGCTGGCGCAGAACCTCGAAAATATCGCGCATCTGGGCCGCAAATTCCTTGGCCATTAGGTTGCCGGTATCTTTCCCGGCCATTTCGCGCACCATATCCACGAGCGCGGGCTTGTTGAGCCGGGTTCCCGCCAGCGCCGAGCGATCGAAGGCCGCGAGCGCTTGCTCAAGCTGTGCATGAACCATGCCGACGATAGACTTGGTTCTCCCCTCCACCGAGGAATAGCCGGTAAAGCCGAAGTTCTCTATGAGGCGCAAGGCCGCCTGCAGCGGGTCCGCATTGCCCTTGGCGTTGCGGTAGCTTTCCAGCGCACCATCCACCCGCTCCTTGGCCGCCTGCGTCAAGGTTGCGCGGCGGCGCGCTTCTACCGCCTCCGCTTTCAACTCCGCTTCAAGCTGATCCTTGGCGGCCGCGCGGGCCGCCCCATCAGCCTTGCCCGCGCCATGGTGCGCGCGCAATTCCTCAAAGCGCTTCAACAGGTCATCGGCCTCTTTCTGGCTGATCGCCTTCTGGTCAACGGCGGATTTCAGGCAATCGGCAAAGCTCATTTTGGGCCTCAGAATTTACAGGCGGCGGCAACATCGGCGGCAAAATCGAGGCGCGCCCCCCGCGCCATGTCTTCATCAATTGCCTTGGCAAGATCGGCGCGTGCAGCCGCGAAAAGGTCGAACAGCCCGGCATCAGGCGGCGTGGTAAGGTCGGGGGCGGGCTTTAGCTCCGGCGCTGACGCTTTGTCCGCAGAAGCAACGGGGCTGGGTTGGACCCTGTCAATTTCCCGAAGACGCACCGCCTCTTCTGGTGTCGTTTGAAAATTGAATGTGAACCCCTGTTTAACCCCTTGATCAGGCCAAGCTCCTTGAATTCGTCGATCTGTTTCTGGAATATCCAAATAGAAAAGAGGCAAATGAGACCGATAATCAGAAGCATATTTTCGGTTTGTTGACACCCACCGTCCGGTTTCACCTTCACCAGCCGCGCCCGAGTGATAGACCCTAACCATTCCGTCTGGGACAGGAGGCTCAACCTTACTTCCAGTATTTTCCGCCGTATCGCGCCTAACGGCCTCCGCCTTGGGCGCGGCGTAATCCGCTTGCGGCGTTCCCGGCTCACCCAGATCCTTGAAGCTCTCGCGCAGGGCCGAAATACGCGCGGCTTCGGCCTCTTGGCGCAGCTGCGCCATGGGTTCCACCATGTCACGCAAGGCGTTGTCGATTTCAACGAGGCGCGCGCGCATTTCTTCTCTCCGCCCGGCCGCCGTGGTTGCACCGCCCGGCGCATCCCTCTGCACGGCCGCCAGATCGCTTTCGAGGTTTGCGATGCGCTCACGCAGTTTGTCGGCCTTTTTGCCTTTGGCGCTTTCCAGCGTCTTCTGCAACGCCGAAATCTGGCCTTCAATTTCAGCCGCCCCACCCATGCGGGCCGCATCTGCCGCCAGCTTCGCCTCATTGCGCATGTCCACGCGCAGGCGCTCAGCCTCGGATCGCAGGGATGCCCATTGCGACCACAGATCGAAGTTCGCGCCCGCCATCAGGCGGTTCGTTTCCTGCGTTGACGCAAGCACTTGATAGACCACATGAGCCGCCTCAAGCGTATTTTGCGGGGCAGCTTTCACCAGATCAGAGACAAGACCGGCGTGCAGCTCCGGCCTGTCCGGGGCAATACGGCCGATCATTGCCGCGATACCTGCCGATACGCGGCCCTCTGAAACCGCTGTCCACGCGTCGGCAGAAAGCGCCGCCAGCCCGCGCAGGGTCTGGGCTTCCTCGCCGTGGATCGGCAGTCTTCCGTTGTCCAGCGCTGGGAACTCGCGCAACAGGCGCGCGGCATCCAGCGTCGAGGCAGAACCATCCTCAATCGCGCGCAGCATGGCCGCCGCTTCGGGGTGCGCCGTAAGGTCGGGCGCAGCCTCGCCTACGCGGCCGAGCGGGGACAGCGGCGAGGACGGCGGCGGCACGTTGGCATCATCCGCTGCGCGCACCGCCTGCGCCAGCGCGCCGCTATGGGCATCAGCATCAATACCATCAGGGGCGCGGGGAAGCGCTTCACGGTCTGCCAGCTCTGCGCGGTGCGCAACCTCAATCGTTTCGCGCAGCTCCGGCGAAATCTCGATTTTTGCAGCGTCAATGGCGCGCAGGGTTTCCGAAGGGCTGGCGCTTCCATCGAGCACACGGAGGATCGCTTGGGTATCCTCTGGTGAAAGGTTCACCTTGCGCAGCGGGTTCAGCAGCTCGCGCACCCCGGCAATGCCACCGCCCAGCGCGCCGCCCAACAGACCCGCCATGCCGATATTTTCAAGGGCAGGCACCAACCCGGATTTCAGGCCGATCTCCGCACGCCATTGTTGCACCGCCGGTTCTTCCAGCGCCTGCAGCCCGGCATTGATCAGGGCTTCGCGCGCGGCCGTCTGCCCGATGCGGGCGGCCATCGAGCGCGCAGCAGAAGGCCCGGCGCCGGCAAACATGCCCACCACCTGCACCGGATCATGCACCATCGCGCCGATACCGCCGATGATTTCACCGGCAAAGCGGGCAAAGGGGTTGCTTACGGCCGCGCTGGCCTGTTCGGCAGCAGCATCGGCATTGGCGGCAATCGCTCTACCCTGTTCCTCCATGCTCTGGTAAAACCAGAACTTGCCCGCCTTGTCGGGAAAGCGTTCTGCCGCAAGGTTCACCTGCTCATTGAAGATCGCGCGCTGCTCCGCGACAACATCGGTCAGGCCGAAGCTGCTGATATCCCCGGTGCGGCGGCGATCCTCAAGGCGCTTGCGGGCCTCCATGTGGTAACCCTGCCGGAACGGGTTTTCGAGCTGCATCCCGGTTTCATCACGGATGATCGAAATGCGCTTGTCGGCGGCATCCGAAAGGCTTTCCACCCGGCTCGACCAGCTGTTGGCAAGACGCGCCTGATTATAGGCCGATGATACCAGCGTCCCCCATGCATCCCGCGCCGGGGAAGCCGCCTCCGGCGCGCCCAGCGGGTTATCGAAGGTCGGCATGCCACCATCCGCATAAACGCGCTCAGAAGGGCCGGAATTGAGCGTGCGCGCCAGCGAGGTCAGGCGGTCCCCGAAGGTTGCACCAGCATCGGCATTGGCGAAGCTCGTTTCGCGCGTGAAGGGGTCACCCTCGAAGACATTGGCCATGGATCACCGGAAGGCTTGAGGAACGCGGGAGCGAGCGCGCGGCGCGAACCATTCCCAATCGAGCACGAAGGGGCGGCCGTTCGCGCCCCGCACGAATTGCGGGTCTTCCGATCCGGGCGGGTTCACCTGAAAGGCATAGCCCCCCGGCACCTGCACCGGGTAGCTCTTGCGGAAAATGCGCGCGCCGTAATCCTGCCCGCTCGCATCCTTGGGCGCGCCGCCTGGGTAGTCCTTCAAATCCTGATCCGTGATCGAGGCGAACACATCAGGCAGGCGCTTCGCAATCACGCGATCCGGGACCGCAACCTTGGCCGCGCCCCAGTTGAAGCCCGGCGGCGTGTAGTCGGCAACGCCGCCGGTTGCCGAGCTGGCATCCTTGCCGCTCCGGCCCATGGCGGCCTGCAGGCTTTCGCGGTAAAGCGTTTCGGCTTCGCGGCTGTCCGGGTCATAGCCGTGCCGCGCCATCTTGCCGCGGTAGATCAAGCGTGCGGCATCCACGGCGCGTTGCTTATCCGCAATGGCCGGGCCGAAGGATGATCCGAATTCTTCGCGTTCGATATCGGCAGATGATTTCGGGTTGCCGACAATCTTTGCCCCCGGCTGCTGTTCCAGCCGCAGCGCCTCGAAAGCATCACGCGCCGCGTCCCGCTGGTATTCGTTCCCGCGCGAGAGCATCACGCCCAGCATGGCAAGGCGCGGGGCGGCCGGTTCGATTTCCTTGAGGATCGCCGGGGCGCGTTTGCCGGACCCCTCAACAATCTGATCCACCAGCGCGAGCGCCTTGTCACCGCCTTGCTGGATCACCTCGCGCAGCCGGTCTTTCTCGCCGGGGCGCAGGTATTGCGGCGCGCGGTCATTTGCCTTAGCAACAGCCTCAGCCTGCGAAACGCGCGCGCCGATCTGGCCTTTGAGGTCGGCACCCTGCCAGTCGAGTTCGCTCACCTGCGCAATGGTGCCGGATTTGGCGGCCTCACCCAGCATATCCGTATCCATGGCCTTGCGGCGCTTCTCAAGGTAGCCTTGGGCATCCTCGATCACGGCGGCCGGGCTTCCGCCAATGCCCGCGCTGGCAAGGCGGCGGGAATGGCCAAGCCGCCCGTCATAGTGCATTCCCGCCTCCGGGTTAGCCTCGCTCCACCCTGCCGGGCGGAAGTAGCCAATGCCTGCGCGCGTAGCATCTTCCACGGAACCCGCGCGCGCCAGCGCTTCACCTGCCTTGCGTTCGGTTGTGCGCAGCTCGTGGTCCACAAAGGCCAGCTGGGTTTCGCGGTCCGTCCAGTCCTTGCCGCGTTCCGCCGCGAAAGCTTTCAGCGCGCGCGCGCGATCCGCATTCCATTGTGCAATGCCGATGCTGTCCGATCCGTCGCGGCCGTCACCGGGATTGCGCGAGGCGGTATCCTTAAGCCCCTCATTGGCAAGGTTGCCGACGATGCCGACCGCAGCGACCTGGCTCCACCCACGCGAACGGAAAAACGCAACCGCCTGCGCTTCCTCCGCGCTGGCGCGGCCGCCGTTTGTCGCGCCTCGCTTGAGTTCATCAATCATCTGCGCGCCGCGCTCGATGCTCACGCTATCGAGAAGCTGGCGTATCTGCAGTTTCTGGCGCGCCTCATCGAGCATCACGGCCCCACGTGGCCCCAGCTTTTCAGCCTGCGCCGCCAGCGCGGTCAGTTCGGTGACCGAGGGCTGCAAGCCCTTCGACTGCCGATCCAGAAAATCCGCGAACTTGCCCTGCAACTCGCTTTCTGCACGGTCAGCCTCGATCTTCTTGGTTTTCGCCAGCTTGGTTAGGCCCGCGTCCAGCTTCTGCCAGCTGTCACCATCCAGCCCGTTGACCTTCCCGGCTGCGAATTGCTCGCGCAACTGGGCTTGGAACTTGGAAACATCCTCCGGCGTCTGCAGCTTTTCCGCGCGAGCAGAAAGCACCGAAACACGCGCCTCGGATCGCGCCAGCGCGGTCATTTCCTCCGCTTTAACCGCCGAAATATCGCCGTTGTCGCGCAGGGACTTGATGCGTAGGATCTGCGCTTCCGTCATATCGGTGATGTTTTTTTCAACATCGGGCGCATTGGGGTCAATGGCCAGCATCTGCGCGCGCGTGGTTTCGCTTGTGCGCATATCGGAGACAAAGGAAGCGAGGCGAGTGTCCTTTTGCTTCTTCTCGAAGGCATCAAGCGCGGCCGCACGATAGGAGGTATCGAGCCGTGTTGCCTTGGCGTCAAAGGCCGCGTGAAATTGCGGGTAAACATCATCCCGCTTGTACTTGTCCACCAGCTGTTTGTAGTTCGATTGCCAGCCGGAAGGGTCATCCTTGTGCTGCTGATAGAGGGTCTGCGCCTCACTCTCGAATTGAGCATTCAGCTTCGAGAAATAGAGGTCACCGCCCGTCTTGTCATACTGCTGCGAATAGATCGAAGCGTCACCGCGCGGCTTGAACGCGCCGGATGCAGCATCCGCCTTGGCCTGCTGCTCCGCTTCAACCTGGGCGGCCTCATCCGCGAAGCGAGAAATGCGGTGCGAAAGCACATCGCTCGCCTTGGCGACTTCCTCGAAGTCCGAACCAGTCGAACGCTGCACTGCGGGCAGTTGGGTGTTGATGCGCACGCTGTTTGCGAGGTCTTGTCCCTGAAATCCAATCGGTCGCGTGTTGCGGTTTGCCATCTTAAATCCCCGTGTTGCCGCGCCGCTTGACCCCAAGCACGCCGTCAAGCCCCGTCAGCACCGCTTTCATGGTCCCAGCGCGCCGCGCGCTGGCGGCCGAGCGCCGGAATTCCGCCGCGCGCTCCTGCAGGCGCTGCACCTGCTGATCAGTGTTGTTTTGGTCGATGGACAGCGCGCGCTCGCTATCCGCAATATCCTGCTCTTTGGCGATCTGCGGGGTGCCAAAAGACAGGTCAACCCCGGAGGCCGCATAGGCTTGGTCGCGCTCCGCGATCTGGTTGGCCGTCTGCTTTTTCAGCGAGGACTGGCGTTGTTGCCCAGCGATACGTTCCAACCCGATCTGGTTTTCGGCATCGAGCGCAGCAGATTTCAGGCTATCCGATTTCTCGCCTGCACCTTGCAGAGTGGACAGCATGGAAAGCCCGGTAGCCCCGCCCTGTAAGAGCGTGAGCCAAGAAGATGCCCCTCCGAATAGGCCAGCGCTGGAGGCTGCACCTGCCGCCCCGGCTGTCAGGTTTAACGGCGCGCCAGCGGCTGCAGCGGCCGAGCCGCCGAAACCCAATGCCGAAGACATGGCAGAACCGGCGCTCGTCAGCGTAGAGGTCAAAGCAGAAAATGCAGCTGCCGCAACTTCGGCCATGGTTCACCCCTTCAGCTCATAGACAAGATCACGAACCTTGAGTTTACCCGGCCTCAGCTGCGTTACCCGGACTTGCGGGCCGCGCTGGTAACCGATCAGCGCCACGGCATCGAGCTTTCCAGTGTAGGGGGCCAAAGGAAGGTCGGCGGGTTGCCCGGCGCGATACAGAGACTTGGCCTTTGGCGGTTGCCCGTTCGCCCCGATGGCGATTGAGGTTGTGTCAATCACATAGAGGCGCACGGCGGTAATCCGCCCGTCGCGCAGCAGAACCGTGTTCGGCGCAACCTCACGTGAGGCGGGCAGCGTGATTGCATCCGCCGGGGTCCAGCGCCCAACCGTGACTTGGGTTGCAGGCTGATCCAGCGTGATCTGTCCACCGGTTACAGTGAAGGGGCCGAGCACATGGCCATCTGCCACCGCCCAGACCTCGCGCCCCTCGTGCACGCCAAGCCCGGAAATCGTTGCGCTTGCTGCGCCCTGCCATTCCACGCAGGCATCAAGGAACAAACTTTCATCCATTTCTTCCAGCACAAGACGTTGCCGGTTTCCGCACTGGCGGCGCACGATCAGTCGTGCGCGATCCTTTACGTCTGTTGCCACCCGGATCACTGCGCCATCGGTCGGCCAGCGCACAAACCCCGTGATTTCCTGTTCCTGCACCACTGAGCCGACAACCAGAAGGCCATCACTCCGGACAAGAAAATATCGTCCCGCATCGGTTGCCTGTGTCGGGCGCTGGTAGGCCGCATCCACGATATTGCGGGTCAGGTGCGAAGCCAGAAGCGAAATAGGCTTGCTGTCATATGCCCCGGAAACATCGTTGTATTGGCAGGCGTAAACCATGGAATTGTTGCGGTTGACGTAGAAAACCGCATTGTCCGCGACAATCGGCGGCACGTTCTCCGCGCACCCGTTCCGCGAGGACTGGACAAGGTTCGGGACACTGGTTTTGGAAAGCGTGCGGTCAACAATGAAGTATTCCGCGTCCTGCGTGAAAATCATGATGTGGCGCGCCGCCACGATGCGCTCAATCACGTCGCCATCCGAGGCGGGCGGGCGGATCAGAACAGCACCATCTGCCGTTACAATCTCAGTATTCAGATCAAAGAATGAATTCAGGACGGAGGCAAGAATGGCCGTTGGCTCAGCTTTAAATCCGCCCAGGACAAGGCGCTGCGCCCCCGTGATCTTTCCGTCACGCGGATAGCCGCGGGAGGGCGAGAACAGGGCTTCTCCGCCAGCGTCCGCCTTCTGGATGCGCGAGGCGTTCACCGCAACAGCAGTCGGCGCATAGACGCGGCCGGAAACCTCGAACCTCTCACCGATGTTATCGGTTCCGCTGAATTCGATTACAAAGGGATAATTCCCCGCAACAGTTACAGCTTCGGCCGTAACCGAAATACCCGCATCAACCCCGGCGAGCGCATCGACTTTGGCTTGAATAAGCGCAGCAATCGCAGTCCTATCACCGGCTGTAAGGTCGATCTTGTCGAGAGAGACGGCTTCGGTTGTCTCCCCGGCAATCGTCAGCTCCATGCTGGATTGCGCCCATTGTGTTGAAATCTGGGCACCGATAACCGTGATGCGCCACTTGTCGGCCGTTTTGGTGTAACTTCCGCCAAGGTCAACCTTGGGGACATTGCTCCACAACTGATCGCCAATGATCCAGTCCGCATCCCCCAGTTTGAGGATTTTCTGGGTCGGGCGATCTTCATGGTAGATCAGCATAGTCGCCTTTTGCTGATCGTGCCGCAGGGCGGGGATATCGGCCGCCATATAAGGCACCGCCAAAGCCGCCTGAAACACACCCTCTTTGAAAACGTCGCAGTTTCCTTCGGTCAGGAACAGATCAAAGGTATTCGCGCGCGATGTGTGGAACGAAAAGGGCCGCGCATCGGTCGCATCCGCCGTCTCATGCTTGAGCGAGGCCGTCCCACCGCAGGTTATCGTCGCCGCAGCCCCGGCATCCACACGCACAAGGCGAAACTCGCGGATCAGCATAACCGCATCCGGTGCGCAGGCAGCGCGATAGACGCGCGTTTTGGCATCGAGAGAAAAGGGGGGGAGGGCGATCCATGCCCCCGATGTTGCGGGCCGATATTCAAATCGGACAGACATGGCAACAGATGCTGTCAACCCGGAAAAATCAACCGCGCAACAGGAGAGTGCCGCGCCGAGCGATCCGCTGCAGAGAGTGCCGCCAGAAGCGACCGCGCCCCCCGCTACCGCCGGCGCCACAGAAGCCGCCTCGCCAAGGATGCCGCGCGCAAAGCCGATCATGCGCGTGCCGGGCATCAGGTCAAACCCGCCCTGCGGGACCGGCTCCACGCGGGACATAAGCTCAGCACCGGAGAAATAGGACTTGATTTCAATCCGCCCGGCCGCCTCGCGGGCAATCTCGCCGGAGTTGAACGAGGTCTTGAGCGATCCGGGGTTGAACATGATCAGCCCCGCGCGGAATTGAGGATATCGAAATCAAACGGCGATTGGCGGTTGGAAGGCGTCGGGTCCAGCGCCAGCGCTTGGCCCATCAAGCCGCCGCAGCCGTTTTCGCGGGCGCTGCCCACGGCCTTTCGCTCGAATTCCTGTGACAGGTCCACCTTCTGCGCCGCCGAGAGCGCATAGTGCGAGGCCAGCAGGAACACCACAGCCTCAACGAAGATCGGCGGCCACAAATCGGGGTCTGTCTTGACGATGAAGCGTCCCCAAAGCTCCGCTTCATCCACATAGACAAAGCGCTGTTCCAGCCCGAAATCCCGCACAATGGAGCGGATATCCTTCGGGTCGCTCAGCAGGCGCAGCGGCGGGGAGAGGCGGTCACCGGGAAGATTGAAGGCATAGGCGCGGCCATCGCGGAATTCCTGCGTATCGTCGCGTTCCAGCTTGAAAGTGCGCGTGGCAAAGGACCAATGCTGGCGCGAAAGGCAGGCGTTTACGGTTTGCTCCGTCAACGCCATGGCCAAGGCGGCCTGCTCATCTTCGGCGTTGAAGTCCACTTCGGGGAGGCCGCAAATGCGAAAAGCGCGATTGGAAATGGTGTTCAGATCGAGCGACATTGCAGCACCCATGGCGAAGGTAAAGGAAGGGCGGCGCAGGCATCCGCGCCGCCCGGATCATCAGGCGAGAACAGCCGGGGTCACGGTCACATTGTTGACGGCCGGAACCGCCGTCACCTGATAGAGGCCACCCTTGTTGCTCGCGGTGCAAGCAACCTCGATCTGATCGCCAGCCTTGAGCTGCGCACGCGCGCCGTTGAAATAACCGGCGGTCGCCACCGTGGCGAAGGTATCGACCGTGGCGTAAAACCACTTGGTGCAGAACGTGGTCCCGGCGCTGCCGTCCAGCTGCGCAATCGGAACCTGAGTTTGGCGCACAAGCGCCTTGGCATTGAAGGACATGGATTGGTTCTCCTGTCAGAAGGGAAAGGGAGAGAGGGGCGCGCGCGGGGCGCGCCGCCGGTCGTTACACTTCGGTCGGCATCAGGCCGCGAATGAGCTTCATGCCTGCGGGCTGGATCGCCTTGGCGATGCCGGAGATCGACTGGCCGATGTGCCACGCCTTTTCGCGCGGGAGCCAGTCAAGGCGCGCACCCTCCAGCTCCTGCGTGACACGGCCGAGACATGATTTCGTCCACAGCGGAAGGTCGATGTTGTTCGCGGCCGGGGCGCGGTCCGTGAAGAACTTGTCTTCCATGATGAAGTAGGTAACGCCCAGCCACGTCCGGGCACCCATTTTCTTCATTAGCGGGTTGTCGCCCACATACTGCGAATTCGAGAACTGCTCGATCAGCATGAACTTGCTCATCAGCATGGGCGGAACCGGGCAGAAGGTTTCGTTCATGCCGCGCTGCGCGCCAGCGATCTTGGCCGCGCCGGTCAGCGTGCGCTGCAGCGTGATGGTATCACCGACATTGCCGACTACCTCGCAGCCGGAATTCTTGACGGCATCGAGCGCCCAGCCGTCATACTTGCGGCCAATGGCCATCGCGCCGCTCTTGGTGAGCGCCACCTGCAGGTTGCCGGAGAACTTGTTCTTATCCTTGGCCTTGAATTCGGCGTCGGCGTCGAAATCCTCGATATCGGCAGACACGCGATCCGTCGCGAGGTTCATCAGGCCGACCGGCGAAATGCCAGAGGGGTGCGGGCTGACCTCATCCGTGCCGATGCGGTTCCAGTAAACCTTGGAACCATCGACTTCATCGGTATCGGTGGTCATGCCCTTGGTCAGGAAGCCCTCGGACTGCAGGGCATGGTTCACGTCCGTAACGTAGAATTCCTGAAACCAGTTGTTGATATTCGGTGCCGACATGGCGGTATCTCCGGGAAAAGGGTTTCAATCGCCCTGAGCCAGAAGCCACGCCTTTCCCCGGTGTGAGGCAGGCAGAGCGCGGGTCCATTCCAGTGCTGGTTGGATGATGGAGGCCCGCGCTCGCCGTTACCCGCGCCTGTCAGCGCTTGGTTGCAGCCTTCACCGCCCACATGGCGGCATCCTCGACATACTGCGTGGCGATCTGCTTGAGGCGGATGCGTTCGATGTTCACATTGGGGTAGACGTGTTCGCCGGTCACATCGGTCGGAATGCTCTCGATCAGATCGAGAAGGGCGGCGGTATCCGCCTTGATCTTCGCCACCAGCTCATCACCGGAGGGGTTGAACGAAACCCCGACACGGTATTCGCCCAGCGTGAGTTCGCGGGGTTCGGCCGCTTCGGGTTCCGGCGCGGCGGTTTCGGTCGGGGCGGGTTCGGTGCTCTTGGCCATGGTATTCTCCTTTGCTGGCAAGAAGGGTTAAGCCTTGCCCTTGGCGGCAAGGATGCGGGACTGCACATCAGCCCGGAATTTCATGTCGTTGTTGTAGCGAGGGTCTTGCCTGAGCTTTTCCAGCTCCGCGAGCGAACCCGCCCCGGCGGTCAAGCCACCCACGGCGAGGCCATCCCCACGCAGGTTCGCCTTGATGAATTCGACAAGGCGCACGCCGCCCGCCTCGCTCAGGATGGAGGCCAGCACATTGACCGCCCCGGCATCCATGCCCTGCCGTTCCAGCGTGTTGACGAAATCGAGCGCATCATTGATACGTGCATCAATGGCGGTCTTCTGATCGGCGGCAGGCAGGCCAATAGCATCGGCCGGCAGCAGCGCAGCACGCTCTTTTTCCACGTTGACGGCCGGTTTCAGGTCGAACGCCTGCACCACGCTCGAAATCACGTCATTCATCAGGCCAGTGGCCTGCATCTTCCCGACGCCGTTTTTCTGGAAAGCCGTCAGCACCGCATCGGTGAGCTTTTTGTCTTCATCCGATCCGGTGAAAAAGTCCTTCGCCAGATTTTCGCTGGGCTGATAGGCGTAGTCCTCGATCTTTTCCGGCGCGATGCCATACTTCGAGATATGCGCCCGCTCGCTCTTGTGGCCCTCCATGAGCTTCTGGATGGTTTCAGCGGCATCCTTGCCCCGGAAGGCATCGGGAACGCTGCCGATCAGATCGGCCAGCGGATCACCGGGGGGCTTGGCATTGGCGGCGGGGTCTGCCTTCTGGGAGGACGCCGCATCGGGCTTGTCCCCGCCGCCTTTGCCTTCCGCTGGCGCGGAAGCGGCCGCGTCGTTCGCCTTCGGCGCGGCCTTGTCTGCACCGTCTGCGGCCGGTGCATTTCCTTCGCCCCCGGCGCTTCCTTCCGGGGCAAAGCAGATCATATTGAACAGAAATCGCATGGCGTCCTCCTAGGAAATGACCGTCATTCGGTCGGTGCGCGAAACGGGCGTTTCGTTGTTCGCGCGGTTGATCAGGGACAGGACAGCCTCTGCAACGCTGTTCTGCCCTTCGCGGAAAAGGGCGAAGTCCTGCGCGGCTTCGCGCGGCATGGTCTTTGTGGTGATGATCCGCACGCGCTGCGCCAGCGTGTGCTGCACCAGCCATTCGAGAAACTCGCGGCCGTCATCGGTCGAAAAAAGCCGCTGCACCGTATCCAGAAACGGATCGCGCTTTTGCTCGCGAACCAGCGCCTTTGCGGCATCATCAATGGCGTCGATATCGCCAAGGCGCTGCGCTTCCAGCTGGTAGCGGGTGTCAAGCCCGGCGGTTGCAACGGCAACGGCGATCCGCTCGCGCGATCCGCGCTTGGCTTTGCGCGTCATGCGGCAGCTCCGGGCTGGGCAGGCGGCGGCGCGGGCGGCGGGTTCTGCGCGGCAACAGCGGCCATTTGCGTCATGGCCTTCTGCGCCCGATATTGCTGGCGCTCATCCGGCGTTTTCGTAAACTCGGAAACGACGCCGGTTTCATAGGCCATCGCCTCATTCAGCCCGCCAAGGTCCATCCATTCTTCGGGGTCTTGCTGCGTGGCGTGCAGATAGTTGAGATAGTTCAAGGCAGGCTCGAATTGCTGCGCCCGCACTGCCGCCGCCAGCGGCGACAGCACATCGAGCTGCATCAGCATCTGATCAAATTCAAGCTTTCGCGGGATCAGGCCGAGGTTGAACGCGATTTCGACAGCGCGCCAATAGACCTTCGGCACGAATTCCTCGACCATGCGGCCGTAAGCACCGCGATAGGCGCGCACGCGCTCTTTGTCGAAAACCATGAATTCCGTTGCAGACTTGGGGGATGCCCCCTCATTCTGCATCTGGCGGCGCTGCAGCCCATCCGCAATCTGCGAGCGCAATTCGGTCATCAGCTGCCCGCCCAGATCAATGCGGCCGGAGGCGGCATCAAGACGCACGATATCCGGACCGAACATGCCGCCGGTATTGTCCACCTGCCACATGGCACCGGGCGTTGCCTGTGCCGTATCCGGGTTGAAAACCCCGCCCTTGCGATACATCCACAGGCCGAGCATCTGGATTGCGAAGGCTTTGAGCTGCAGCTCCTGCGTCTTGTTCAGAACCTTGATCGTCGGAAGCAGGGTCAGGATCGGACCACGGCCGTAAGGTTCGCCCGGAACCCGCTGATAAGGCATGAGAATGACGGGGCAGGTCTTGAAGACCGTCTTCTGCACAGGAGCTGCGTTGTCCTGCGCTGCCCCAGCCGATCCGCAGACGTAAACATACATATCCCACGCCATACCTGAGGCACGGCGCACAAAAACCTGTTCCAGCCCTTCCAGCTTGGAGCCATCATCCTTGAGCCCATCAAGGAATTCCTTCGAGAAGCGCGCCTTGGGGAACGCTTCATAGATCGCCCGACGCGAAAGCTGCTGTTTCCAGATGATCAGGGTTTCGCGGCCGAACATATCGACCTCGACCGCCAGCTGCTCAATCGGGATCGAGGCAAACAGCGCAGGCACGCGCGTGTTGCCTTCCAGCATCAGAAGCGCGCCGGTCGAGACATGGGCATCAATGCAGCATTCCAGCAGCGCAGAAGAAAATCCACCGCCGAGGAACATCGCATTGACAACATCATCTCCCTCTTTCAGCAGCTGGGAAACGACCTTGAAGCTCTTTTCGGAAGGGTCTTGCGCCAGAAGCCGCTTGCGCATCAGGCGCGAGGCGCGCAGGCGCGCCAAGGGCTGGCCCGGCGGGGCGATATCATCGCGAAGCTGCGCGGCCGAGGCAAAAACAAGGTTCGCGGCCGTGGCATCATGCAGCTTCACCGCACGGTCATTGCCCTGCCCAAGATTTTGCGCGGGCTGGCGGTTCGGAATGGCGAAATCATAGGCGTCCTTGGTCAGCGCAGACCAAGCCGTTTTCGTCGCCCATGCCGCCTTGCGCCGGGCATTGAGTTCGCTTTCCGCACTCATCCGAGGGTTGCCTTACCGCCATCGGCCGACAGAAGACGCGATCCGCGCCGCCTGCGCGAAGCCTGCCCCAGCGCAGCGGCAGCGGAGGCCGATTGCGCGTCCACCGCGTTTTGCTGGTTCACCATTGCCGCTTGGCTCTGGATTTGCGCCTGCTGCTGCTGCGCATTGATTTTACGGGCAGACGGCGCGCCCGTTATCTTCCCCATCAGCTGCTTGACAAACTTGCCCATCCCGCGACCTCCAAAGGAACACCTCTGTTCCCGCGTCGTGGTTCCCGACAGGATGCATGCCGATCAGCGCATGGAGTTTGCGGCCCGGCATCCAGCCCGCGCGTGTGGAAGACACAACGGCGACGGGGCAAGCATGGGCGAGCCGCTGCATCGTTACCCGCGCCAAGCGCACGATGAAGCGCACCGCAGCCATGGACAGGCTTTTGCGCGATACCGTCCATAACTCGAAAGCCTGTTCACCCTCTGGCGTCAGGCCCAGCGGATAGAAGCCGATCACGGTTGCCAAGCCACCCGCATCCACCACGGCCGCCATTTCAGAGCGGTAGCATTGCAACGAGATTGCGCGCGCCTGCGCCCACGGCATCGAGCCGGAAAGCGAAAGCACATCAGCCAGCGTTGCGGCGCGCACCTGCATCAGATCACGCTGAAATCAGACTTGAGCACGGAAGTCGTGCTTTCGCGCTCGCGGCGCTTGCGCGCGGTGCCGATATTGGCGGCATCCTCGATAATCAGAGCGCGACCGCGCATCCCCATAACCGCATATTGCAGCGCGTCTTGAGGATCTGCGAACTTGTTTTTGAAGGGCTTAATGACTTCTGTAGAGCCGGATTTCACCTTCTTGTTGACGTAATGGGATATAAACCCCTTGCGCAGGATTTTGCATCGGGGCGACAGCAGGAACATGGGCGTATTGGCGTCAATGGAGCGCACGAGAAGACCGCGCACCGCGTCAAGCCGGATGCCGATTTCATTCGTCGGCGCGGGGCGGAACTGGACATTGAGCGCGAGCGAAAGCGCCTCCATCCAAGCCAGCTCACCCATGGAGCGATCCGCACCATACCAGCCCGCAGGGTCGCCCCACGCACCCCCGATATTGGCGCGCGGGCAGACGATTTCGAGCGTTGACCGGAACAGCTCGATGAAGGTCGAAATATGCGTCACCCCCTCCTTTTCCGGGACAACCTCAGCCAGCACGCGCACCTGCCCGCTTTCGGTCGGCTGCACAATGACCGCCGCCGGGTGCCCGCCTTGGTCCGCGCCGAGGTAAACCGGCAATCCGGGGTCATAGACAGGAGGTTCCTTGGCGACATGCACAAGGTCATTGAACTCAGGATAGACGATTTCGCCCTCTCGGGAGGGGCCAAACTCGCCATGGACAAAGCGGCGCACCTCATGCGGCGGGCGCACGCGCGCATCCGTCTCGTATTTCGCCCGCGTGACCGGCGGGAAATACTCTGCATTGGGCGCGAGGCCGGAGGGCTGGCGAAAGAGCTTGAAGAACGGGTTTTTCTTCTCAATGCACTCTTCCGCAACCCAATGGTCCACGTCTGGCGGGTTGAGTGACCCCCACACGCGGCGCGGGAAAACCTGTTCCCCAGCCTCCATGCGCCGGGAAAGCTCCGGTGTCAGGAACTGCCCGCCGGGGTAGCGGCCCGTTCGACCGAACAGGAAGGTCGGAACCTTCTTTTCAAACAGATCAGCCTCATCGAGACAGCCCCAGCTGGGCTGATAGCCGCGCAGCATCTGTTCAATCGAGATATCGCCAAGGCCGAAGAAATCGACCACCATTTCAACGCCGACCGAGCCGACGAAGAACCTCGCCGTGTATCGCCCAGGGCGATCCTGCCCGCCCTCGAATTTCGCGCCGGGGAAATCGCGCGGGAAGACTGAAAACCAGCTGGGCAGCGTGTTTTTGTAAAGGTCGCGGTAGCTGTTGCGCAGGATGCACCCATGCGCGCGAATGATGCCGTCATTGCAGATCGGGAACCGAAGGGTCTGGATCAGCGCCGTCTGCATGCTGGCCGTGGTCTTGCCCGAACCTTCCGGCCCCATCAGCAGATCACATGGCCCTTCGGACAGCATGAAGGCTTGAGCGATCGGTTTTGGCGTCCGGAAGTTCAGCTTGTGCGGCTCGTAAACCGTAGCCTGCCCCCAATCCTCGAAATCAGGCGCGCCAAGCGGGTCCGTTCCATCAAATGCGCTCATTGTGCTTGCTCCCAGACCCGAACCCAGCTTCAAGGGGGCTTCCCCCCGGCCCCCACCCCAAGCGCGGCAAAAAATTCGCGATTTTTTGAAAACCCGTCTCAGAGTGAGGCGGTATGCCCCGAGAGGGGAGGGGCAAATTCAGGTTTTGGCCCCCTCGCGCGCGGAGGCGCTGGGGCAATCGAAGGGGGGGGAGGGGGGGCGGCCAAACGGTACGCGCGGGCGCTGGCATGGCCGGCAGGACGGTACGAAAATCCTCGCATCATGCTGTTTGTGCTGCATGCGAGGTTGCACCAAGGTGCTGCAATTGTTGTATTATTCGCTGTCATCGCTTGCACCATCGGGGATTTGTTCGGCCTTTTTGGCTTCCGATGACAGCGCGTAGCGCTCTTGACCATCCGCCACCACGCGCGACAGGTCCATGAAGCCGCCCGCGTCCAGCCCGCCCGGCGCGATCTTGAGCGCGGCAGGGTCCAGCCCGCCCAGATTGACCACGATTTCCGGCTTGACGGCCTCGCCTTGCTCGTTTTCCTGCGCCCGGCGCGCGTGGACATAGGGCAAAATCGCCTCAAGGCACTGCTTCTTGAAGTAGAGCGCTTCATTGATCGTCATGGCCGGAGGCGTTGAGCCGTTTTTTGCCACCAATCCACCCGCTTCCGCTTGCGCCGCGTTCATTTCCCGCACCAATTCCAGCGGATCGCACATCGCCAGCCGCGCCAGCTCATGCAGCGGATCGCCCATGGTGCGCTGGATGAAGCTCGCCATTTCGGCTGTTCGACGGTTCGGTCGGCCCGCGCGCCCGCCCATGGGCCGCGCCTTGAACAGCGGCCCCGCCTCGCCGTCGAACAGATCGGGCGCGGCGGTGTGTGTGACAGTCGTCACCCCTGATTTAGCGGCCTCGCGCTCATCGAGAACGCCCTTCACGCCCTTGGACACCGGAAAACCCCCTCACTTTGCGCGTTTTCACGCCATTGGTTAGCGTGGTTAGGCGCTCATAACCATTTCGTAACCAAATAAAACGAGCAATAACAATAACTTAACTCATATAGTTGTGTGGTTAGGCTATTTTCCATCCCCATCATGCGCGCATATGCACATTAGCGCGCGCGCGTGAATAACCACACAACCAACAAAGCTAAGTCATTGAATTTCCCTGATTAATTTGGTTGTAGCGCGCCTAACCATCGGGCAACCATCTAACCAACCCAGACCCGGAAGGCAGGCGCGCCAATCCCGCCCCTATTCATCCCGGAGGAAACCGCGCGTTACCCGCGACGGAATGAAGGTTTTTCGGCAAAGGGCGCGGGATCAGGCCGGAACGATGCCGCAAGCCTTGCGGGTTCGGGTCTGGGCGCGAGCGCGGCAACTTTTGTGCGCACATCATCCCCATGCATTAGCGCGCGCTTACTGACAGATTGGCAGAAATTGACCCGGCGATTTCCCGCCCGCCCCAAGGGTTCGGGTTATCCGGGCCGGGTTGATGATGCGGCGCGCCTGATCTTCTGGAAGCGCTGGAACGGGTGTACGGTCTTCTCTCCGCAGACCCCAATGGGGACGGTTTGGCTTTGCAGCACATGGTTGCGAATGCCAAGGCCACTGCTCGCGCTGCCATCGAAAAAGCACGCAGGGAGGGCTGATCCATGCTTTACGGGCCCGCCTTCAAAACGCCTCACGGCATTTCCCGCCCGATCTGGGTCGATTGTGGCGATGGATCATGGCAGCTGATCGGCTGCACCACGCCTTGGCTTTGCGCCGCAACAGGGGAGGGCTGATCCATGGCCGAAACCCTTGTCACCTACGGCCCGGTTGTCGCCGCCGCCTGCCTTGTGCTTGCGCTTCTCGCGCAGCTCCACACCAAACCCAGCCGGGGTTGATCGGGCAGGGGGCAGCAATGCCCCCTTGCCGCGCGCCGCCGGTCGATGCAAACACGAAGGGAGTTGAACCATGATGCGAGGCACCATGTCCCCGGAAGAACTGCAGGAGTTCCGCGAAAGCTTGGGGCTGTCCTTGGCGCAGTTCACGCGCGCCATTGGCATGGCGGGCAAGGATGCAGATCGCACGGCCCGCCGCTGGGAAACCCGGCTTGCCACTGGCGAGCCGGAACGCCACCCCCCGCCGTGGCTCGATACCATTCGGGATGCCGTGGAAGGCGTCCCCGGCTATCGCTCTTGGCTCATTGCCCGCGCGAGGAAGCACAGCTAAAGAAAGGGGACGGCTTCGGCAATTCCCTCTTTGCTCGTGTCAGTCATGGCTGCACCTCCGCTTTGCATTGGGCAATCTTGTCCATCGCCTCGGGGTTGTCGCCATAATCGAAGTCTCCGCAGCGAACGCATTGGTGAACGGGGACCGAACAGTTGCATTCCTCGCTGCACCCGGCGTTCCTGCCGCCGATGTGCTTCCAATCGTGCTTGCCAAGCTCGGCGCAGGTTGAACCAGAAATCGCCGTGCGCAGTCGCGCAACATGAGCCTCGGCGTCCTCTAGCTGGCGCAGTAGGTCACGCATTGTCGCCTCCAAGGGCAGCGCATCCCGCAGCGGTGAGCACGTAAATCATCCCGCCAGGCTCAATTCCGCGCTCATGGGCAAAGGGATCAGCGTCGATGTCGCGCTGTTCGACTTCGCGGAAATCCACTAGGCCCGCATCAATCATTCGGTCTTCAAAGCCGTCTGGAATGTCGGCGCGGTCGCCATCACAGAAGTCATGCCAGTGCTGGCGCAGGGCGTTCGCTGCATCACTCATTGGAACCTCCAAGGGCTTTGCGGGCGCGGTGGGCACGAACGAGAGCAGCGACAGGCGTTGCACCAGATGCAACCGTGCTCCACTCTCTGTCGTTGATTGGTCCTTTTTCTTCGGTGACAAGCCAAAGCATCTCTTGATTGTCATCGTCGCCGTAAGTTGGAAGGTCGAAACCAAGCGCCCAATTGCAGTGCTTCCCAAAATAGGCAACGGCGTCGGCTATCTCCCTCAACCTCGCCACTTCGGCCTCTGCGGCCTCTGCGCGGGCCACCACAGTTGCCATGTTCGGCGGGAGGTCAGCAGCTGGCCAGCGAAAGTCGGCGTCCTCCACGTTGCCGCAGAAGTAATCAAGTGCGCGCTGTCCCTCGTCATGCTCGAAAAGCCCCGCGTAATCGAGCACGTTGCCTGCGAACTGATATGCCGCACCGACCATGTCCTCTGCCTTATCCGCCCTCACCCGGTCGGCGCGGATCGCGGCGATAAGGCGGGGGAAGGCGTTCTTAGCGGCGATGATGAAAGCCATATTGTGCTTGGCGACATCATCCCAAGCGTAGCAACAGCCGTCCTCGTCAAACTCTTCGTGGACACATCCGACATCTGAGTTGAGCGCGTCGCAAATCTTCTCGCCAGAAGGGGCGCACACGTAGAAACTAAGGTAACCTTCATGGCAGTCTTCGCCGCTGCCGTAGCAGCCGTCCGACTTCTCGCTATCGGCTTCCCACTCCCCCGGCGTCGCCTTCGCGTGCAGCCCTTCCAGCCGGGCCAGTTCTTCTTCTGTGAGGGGGTTAGTCATGGCGCTCTCCCGATGCATTCTGAGCGAGGCAAGCGCTGGCGATGGCTTTCACCGCCATCAACTCAGTCTCGTCGGGGTTCAATTTCTCGGTGCTCATTTGTGCCTCGGCTGGTCAGAGTAAGGGGCGATTTCGGTGCCGCAGCGGGCGCATACGCAGGACGCGCCGCCGCTCTTTCTGGCGCGATAGCCGTTGGTCTTCGTGTGCTGGGGCTGCTTGGAGCCGTACCACCACTGGATTCGCGGGACGTGGCCGAACAGGGCGCAGATCAGGCGCTTCATTTCCGCTTCCTCCATCGCGTCGCGTGGGCGCGGGCTGCCGAGAGCAGTTCGTATTCTGCATCTCGCACGGCCTTTACCTCGGCCTGGAACGCTGGTTCGTTGACGCGCAGCGTGCTCCGCTCTCGCGCCAGCTTCAGATCCCCATAGGCTTTCGCCGCAGCACTCAGGCGCTCAAGGGTCGGATCTGGCCGGGTCATGCTGCCGCTCCTTCCCAGACACCACGCCCGACGCGGCGGAAGCCTTCCCCCATTCCACCGGATCAATGACAGGCTTGGGCTTTTTCATGGCTCAACCTCAGGGCCAATGATCCTGAATTCTATTCCGGGGACGAAACGCGGCTCATATCCAAATGTGACGGGAGCGCACAACTCAGTGCGGTCAGCCGATGCCATCGGGATATTTCCAACGCCGCGCGGGCCCTGAAAGACCAGCGGAACGCCGCAATGGATACATCGCCCCGATATTTCAGCGCAGCCGTTTCCGGGCTTGTCCTCGAAGACCGCGATACCGACGCGGCAGGAGAATTCGTGCTTGCACGTCATGCCATCGACTCCCGCTCCTTCGCCCGCTCGCGCGCGTAAGTGCCCATCACCAGCGTCCAAAACATGGGGCGCGAAAGCGCCGTGGTGCTCATCAGGTGTTTCATGGCTCAGGCTCCATCATCTTCATTGTGCTTCGGGAAGGGCGGGAATTGCCCCGCGCCATGCGTCGCGCGCGCGAAAGCGTCACCGAACGCGGTTCCGGGCCGGGGCGGGAACGGCGGAGGAGGATCGCCCGCCGGGATATTACCCACGAGGGGCAGAGCGTTCGGCCGATATTGGCCGGGGAACATGAAGTGCCGCAGCGCCTCAAGATCGGTGCAGGCGGCCAACCGGCGGCTCGCCAGCGTCGGATATTTGGCGCTGCACTCCGGCGTTTCCACAATGAAGCCGCCGTTCATGGTCAGCGAAATGACGATTTCCGTCTTTCCATCCCATGCCGGGTTTTTCGGCCTTGCGCCGGGCGCGGGGTTCGTTTGCAGTCTCCTGTGTTCATCCATTGTTTTCGTCCTCCTGTTCGGTCCAAACTAGCCCAGCTACCAATCTGGACGCTTCCAACAGCCTTTCGGCATTCCTGCGCAAAATGACGCCCTCCGCGTTGGGAACGCGGCGAATGCCGCCAAGCTCATGCGGCACTTTCCGTGTGTAGCGGCGGCCCTCTGCCAGCTTCACCATCCGCATGGCGCGCTTACGCAGCAGCGCGGCCACGCGGTGAATTGCGGCCTGGTCTTCGGGGGGGACGGCATCCATCGTGGCGCGGTAATTCGCGGCCTTTTCTTCGGCGGAAAGCTCACCCATCAATCACGTCCTCCATGTTGTCCGCGCTGGCTTCGAGGTCGTAACCCGCCAGATCAATCAGCGTGCAGCGCTCCAGCGTGCGGCCGATCCGCACGTATTCATTGATATGCGGCCCGCTCAGCACCACCTCAGGCGGGGCTTGGCGCAGGGTGCGGGTCCAAGCGCCGTCGCGCCACTTCGTGCCGCTGAAAAGCGCGTTGAGGCTTGGCCCCTTGTGCGGCACCGCGAACAGGTAGCAGCGGGATTTGGGCGGATGCCGCGCGGCAAAGGCCGGGTCTTTGAACAGCGCCTCGCGCAGCTTGCGCGCCCGCCCGTCATCCAGATCAATGATGCCGAGGCCCGCGCAGGAGAAGCGCTCGCGCACGGCGGCAATGTCCATCCCGACGCCGTCCGTAATCTCATAGTCTTTCAGCACCGAACCAACGGTGGGCTTCTGTCCATTGGTCCAAGCCACAATGGTTTGCGCCAACAGGTGTTCAAGGCAGTTGCGCCAGTTGTCGGAAATCAGGCTGCGTTCATAGCTGGTTCGCTCCATCATCCAGCCGGAAAGCGTTTCCTCGCTGCCCGTCACCGGCAGGCCCGCGTCCTCCATGCCGTCATCACCCAGCAGCACTTGCGCCGAGGCCAGCAGCGTCCCGAAGGTGTCGCCAAAGCGCGCATCCAGCCCCGCCCGGCGGAAGGTGCCGCGCCAGTCTTTCAGGTGCCGCCCGAAGTCTTCCCAGCCATCCATCAGGCGGCGCAGCATCATCTGTCCGGCAATCTGCGCATCAAGCGGGAATTCCGGCGGTTCCGTGCCGGGCTTGAACCGCTCAAGGTTGAAAATCGCCATGCGCGAATAATCCTGCGCCTCGAATTGGGGCGGGTTGATCGCGGCCGCGAAAACCGGAGACTGCAGGCGGAACTTGGTCCCCTTGTGATCCTGCCCGCCGCGCACGCGAAGGGAGCCGGAATACATCTGGCGGATCATCTCAATCAGGCTTTGCGCCCGCTTGTTGTCGTCGGCCTTCTGCTCGAATTCATCGAGCGCAATCGCCCGGCTGTCTTGTCCAAGGATCTGCACAATGCCCGCTTCCGAGGCGTTGCCAGCGTCCAGCATCACATCGCCCAGCAGACCCTTGATGAAACCATGCCCCTCCATGCCGATCAGGCTGGATTTGCCGACGCCGCGATCACCGACAATCATCGAGAACGGGCGCTGTTCCAGCGCGCCGGAATAGAACGCGCAGCCAATCGCCCCCAGCAACAGCACCGGGTCCAGCTCCTGCCGCTGAAAACGCCAGCTGGACAGGTGCTTGAGAACGGCAGGGCCAGGGCTGTCCTCCACCGGCACACGGTCAGCCCATGGCTGGATGATGCCGGGTCCGGCGGCATAGAACTTGCCCGCGCTGCCCTTGCCGAGCATGCCGGGGTCACGCTGTTTCAGCTCCCCGTCATGCACCACAAACACCGCGTCCCCGGCATGCCACACGAACAGATCGCGGTTATTGCCCGCCGCCCAGCCGCCGCGCCCGCGCACCTTGTCAATCGGGTCGAACAATCCGCGCCGGAAGGCCGCATTGTTGAAGCAGTTCCACGCCTGCCGCGCCTCGATATTCGAGAACACAGGCCCTTCCTTGCTCACCTGCGGCCAATGGTGAAACACGTAGTTGGTATGCCCGGAGAACAGATCAAACAGCACCTCGGGCTTGCGCTTGGTCGCGGGAATGCCCTGCAGCTGGCCAAGGCTGTCCACCATCCACAGCACATCGCCTTGCTTGCCCAGTACCTGTACCGGGCAGGCGGGCGGCATGCGCTGGTCCGGCCAGCCCTCCCAATCGGAATAGCCATAGCCCCAGCCGTCCTTGTCCGCAGGGTGCGGGCTTTTGCGCTCGTCATCGCGCTTGGACCGCATGAGGTCTGCGCCAATGGCCGAAAATGCGCCGATCAATTGCCGGAGGCCGTCAGTCACCGCCACGTCAGGAACCCTTATTTGCGCACAAGGTCAGCGAGTTTCGGGCGCTCATCGAAAACCGAGCGCAGGGGCATTTTCTCGCCCGCGTGCGGCTTGGGCTTGGCGGGTTCGGGCGCAAGCCCTTCGTCCATCGCCAGCAGCACCGCGCGGAACACGCCAAAGGCGCGCTTCACGGCATAGGGCGCATCATCCCAAGCCTTGAGCTTGGCGGCCGCCTGCACCGTGATCCACAGGGTTTCCGGCTTGCTGTCCGGGTAGCGGCGCAGGGTCGCGGCCATTTCCGCCACATGGCGCGGCGCATCCTTGGCCTTCACGCCCGGCAACCACTCCGGCACCACAATCGCCGCCGCCGTCACCGCCAGCTGCAGGGGAACATCTTCGATATCAGCCATGGGGTGCCCCCCGCCCATCAACGGAGACAATCTCAGCCTCTTGATACTCCCAAGGGAATAAAACCGGGACGCGGCTGTCGCGGCTCGTATAGCACGCACCGGAAGGCTCCCGGAAAACACGGCCATCAATCCGATACGCTACCCCGTTCTCTTTGAAGATCGAAGACATGCGCTTGTTCTGGAAGACCCCATGTCCGACCTCATCCCACTCATCATCCGCCCCTGTTATGGGTGTGAGCGGATGCCATGCCAGCACGCGATCTGCTATCGCGCGGCAGATAGAGGCCGAAGAACCGGAATGCCCCTCCAAAGCGAACAGCTTGACTTGCCGCATGACTGCTTTGCCAATCATGCCGCCGTAGAAGCCATCTTCGTCGAAATACCCCGCAATCTGCAGCTCATTTTCAGCATAACGAATGCTGTTGTCTCCACGCCCCGGATGCCGATCCAAGACAAACGAAAGAGCCGCATCAAAAATAGTGAAGTGTGCTTTTCTTAGCCGCCGCTTGAGGCGGTCGCGTAGACTTTCAACTGAAACCTTAACATGCATCACCATCATCCCCTCCTAGGGCTTCACCATGTCGTTGAGGTCATTCACGCCGCCGCTCGCGCGCAGCACGCGCAGCGGCACGCCTTGGCGGCGCAGGGCATCAAGAGAGCGCTCGAATTCGCGCGTTGCGCCTTCGTTGCTCCAATCGTTGTGCGGGCAGATGATCCGGCCCATGCACCCATCGAAAACCGGCACATGCTTGAGCTGCGCGAGGCTGGGGGAAACAATGGCTTCATCCGCCGGGCCATGGGCCATCATGGCGGTCAGGCCGTTTTCCATCCCCTCATTCACCACCTGCAGCACGCCAGCCCCGGCGGCGCGGCGCAGGTAAATCTGCCCGGTTCCAACCGGCCCCATCATCAGCTTGGGCTTTTCGACCGGGGCTTTCCCGGTCAAATCGCGGGAGAGGAACGTGAAATGCCCCGCGTGCTGTTCGCCCGCAATGTTATCCACGGCGCAGATGATCGCGGGGAAATACGGCCCCGGCGCGCGCCGGTTGCCCTCGCGCCGCGCGCCCTGCCACCACTCCGCACTTTTCAGAAAGCGCACCCGGTCCGAGAGGTTGAACAACCGGCGCGGATCAATCCCGCGCGAGAGCAGATAGCGCACGCCCTCGCTGTCCAGCAGCGGGCGCGCCTTGGCGTGCAGTTCGCGCACGCGGGCAATCTTCCACGCCTCGATTTCCGCTTGCCGCCGCGTCTTGTCCTCGCGTTCGGCAATCGCGCGCGGCTCGTCAATCACCGGGGCAGCGCCGCCGAGGTAGCTCCGCGCGTGCTCCATGGCCGCTTTCAGGTCACAGCGATGCACCGCCATGATCAGGTGCAGCAGATCGCCGCCATTCGTTCCCGGAGCATCCGGCCGCCCGCCCCAGAAGCCCACGCGCCCCGCCTTCGCGCCCGTCACCACCACGGAAACCGCGCCGATATCGGGATGGTTCTTGGAGCTTGAGGCCCACTCGTTGCCTTCCGCCACTCCGGCGGGCAGCAGCACCCGCGCAATGTCGCTGGCGCGCGAGGCCAAGGCATTCACCAGCGGGCCGATACTGTCGCGTTTCATCGCCACACCTCACGCCAGCGCCGAGGCGCGGTTCACGGAACCGGCCATCTGCAGCACCACGGCATCAAAACCCGCATCGTCGCGCGCATCCTCGATTTGCGGGATCAGGCGGCAGATCGGCGGTTTGGCCATCTGATAGGCGCGGGCAATCGCAGCCTGCGAAACCCCGTAAACCTGATTAAGCATGTAAAAGGTCAGCCCGCGCGCCAGATGCGCCTTGCGGGTCAGAACATCAGCCGAAGCGCCGCGCGTGCCGTGCTGGGGCGAAACCGCATGGCACAGCGCCACAGGCACGCCCAGCAGTTGCGCCGCCGTTGCGGTCAGGGCCTCGCCCAGCGCACGCACCGCCTCCGGGGAAGTCACCATGCCGCCAGCATTCTCGCCGCGCAGGGCCGTAAGGCCGTTGCGCAGTTTGGCAATCGTCGTGGCCGAGGGCGACGGGTCACCGGCCACACCCCGGCGGATTGTCATTTCGGACACATCGGCAGCGCGCGCCCACTCGGCCCGCGAAAAGCCTTCCTCCGCGCGCCGGGCATCAAGCCGGGCCATCAATTCCCGGCGTGCCTTGGCGCGGGCAATTTTTGTGCGCACATCTATTTTTTCGGCCGGCTCACGCTCAGCAGCTGAATGCAGCCCTCGCGATCCTTCGCCAGCCAGCCCAGCGTCACGCACACCGCTTCCAGCAGATGCTGATCCGCGCGCAGCTTCGCAATCGCCTCCGCGTGGCGCTGTTCGCATGCGCGTTCCAGTGAGGTATTCACCCGCGCCAGCAGCGCCTGCACGCCTTCCAGCTGCGCCGAAATCAACATGGTGTTGCGCTCTGTCATGCATGGCACGCCCCCGCGCCAGCAACGCGGATAGCCAGCTGCGAAAGGCGCTCGCGCTCGTGCCGCTCAATCGCGGCCCGCACCTTGCCAATCGTGCTTTCCAGATGGTCGCCTTGCCCCTTCAGGACGCGGCCAACCGTGGGCGGAACAAGGCCGCTTTCTTCCGCGATTTGCTTCGCAGTCAAGCCGATAGCCTTCGCCCTCTTGCCGAGGTCGTTCATTCGTGCTTCCTTCAAACGCAATTTGAACTTAATTCAAACGTCCATCTGATTTGTGTCGAATGGTCAATGGGCGTTTTGCCAATGCTTGTTGAAAGTGTGCGTAGCATTCTTGGGGACCACCCCAACCAGATGCGGAAAACCGCCATGCTCGCGCACGCGCCCAAATCGTCGCTTCAATCTGCTGGCACCATGTCCCGCGCCGAGTTGCGGCGGGCGCAGCTGGAATGGCTGCAATGGCTTTGTGAGCGCTCCGGGGACACACTCTCCGTTATCGCGCGCAACGCAGAAAAGAACCCCGGCACACTCACCGAGCTACGCAACCCGGATAAGGATCGCGTGCTGTCTGACGCCACGGTGGAGGATATCAAGGCGCGCTACGGGGTTCCCGGCCCGCTGGAATTCCGCGCCGCGCCGGGCTTTGCAGAGGAAGCCGTGCCTTTTCAGGGTGCGCGCGAGGAGGAAAGTGCGACAACGGATCGCTGGGAAATCCGTTCAAACGCGCTTGAAGCCCTAGGCATCCTGCCCGGAGACGAGCTTTTCGTTGACCTGTCCCTGTTGCCGGAGGACGGGGATATCGTCTGCGCGCAGATTTTCACCGGCCCCATGTCGGCAACAACCGTCTTCCGGCTTTACCGCACGCACCAGCGCTTTCCCTTCCTGACAACGGCCTATTTCGACCAGCGCAAGAACGTGATGGACATTGTTGGCCTGTCCGATGTGGCCATCAAAGGCGTGGTTCGTCGCACCTCGCGGCCCATTCGCCCTAACTGATTTCAAAGTGAGTTTGAATTAATTTTCAATTCACACTCTTTTCAAATGTGAATTGTTTTCATACGGTCGCCCGGCGCAGATGATTTGCGCGCCGAACGGAGGCCGTTATGTGCATTCAAAATTCTTACCCAAAGGTTGCGGTCCTTGTTGCGTTGACGCCAACCCTGATCCTTCTCGCCGCCCTGGGCATGGGCTGGGCCATTCGCACCATGCGCGGATGGGCGTTCCTCAACCGGAGGATCGCGTCATGACCAAGTTTTCACACAGCCAGCTTTACGCCCTGCGCGCCGCCCGCAGCGCCACCATGAACATGCTTGTTCCGGTCGGGAAGCACTATTCCACCAGTTTTCTCGGCGGCCCGCGCATCAATGCGTCCACCGTGCAATCCCTGATCGCGCTGGACCTCATGCGCCGCGTCGAAGGCAGCAACTCCGCCGTCCTTACGGCCAAAGGCACCGAAGCGGCCACGCAAGCCGCGCTGGAAGACGCGCAGGCGAACGCAGTTGCCGCCGCCAAGCGCGACAACAAGCACGCCCGGTATCGCCTCCGCAATCCGCAGCACAAGCCGACGCCCGCGCCGGAGAACTTCACCCGGAGGCTTCCCTATGTCGATTGAATTCGCCCTCACCGTCGCCATGGGCGAAAGCCGCCTTGGCCTGTTTGATGGAACCCTGTCCGTGGACAAACAGGGCTTCCTCATCCCCGGCCTGATCGAGAGCGCCGCGAATGAGGCGGAAGCTTTCGCCAGCTGCTGGCGCGCGCAAAACCTCAAGACAGCGGCGCGTGTCGGCGGCCTGTTGCTGCACTTCGGCCCGCCGATGATCAACATCGAGTACCACGAAATCAGGAGGGAAGAATGCCCGAACTCCTGACAGCGCGGGAGGCGGCCGAACGCCTCGCCATTTCCATCAGCCAGTTGCGCAAGCTGGTGACAAAGGGGAAACTCCCCTACATCGACATGGGCCGGGGCATGAAGCGGGCCGCCTACCGCTTCGACCCGGCTGATCTGGACGCCTTTTGCGGAGGACGACGCACATGGGCAAGCGAGAAACAGGGCTGTTCCAACGCCAAGGAAGCCCCCTCTATCATTATGACTTCCTCATCAAAGGTAACCGATTTCACGGTTCTACTGGCACGGCAAACCGCCGAGAGGCAGAACAGATTGTCAGAGCCAAAAAAGAGGCGGCCCGGCAACAGGCTTCCGCCTCCACCGGCACCCTGACATTCGGCCTCGCTTCCACGCGCTATTACGAGGATATCGGCCAGTATGCGGCCAAGCCTCGCGAGGTCATGGCGCAGCTGGCTTGGCTGCAGCGGGAGATTGGCAAGTCTACCCCGCTCACCGCCATCAACAACGATATGGTCGCCCGGCTCGTCACCAAGCGCCGGGCCGACACCATCAAGCCCACCAAACCCAAGACCAAGCGGGGCGAAAAGGCGAAGGCGGCCGAGCCGCCGCGCCCCGTTTCCAACGCCACGGTCAACCGATCCGTCACGCAACCCCTGCGCCGCGTGCTCAAGGCCGCCGCCGAGAATTGGGATGCGCAGGTGCTCCGCATCAACTGGAAAAAGCACATGCTCCCCGAAAAGACCGAGCGCATCCGCGAGGCGAGCGAGGACGAGGAAGCCCGCATTTTCGAGCACCTGCCCGAAGCGTTCCACCCGCCGATCCTGTTCGCCATCATGTCAGGGTGCCGCCTCTCCGAGGTTGTCGGCCTGCGCTGGGATTGGATCAGCTGGGGCAACCGGCAGATCACGGTTCACGGCAAAGGCGACAAGGTTGCAACCGTTCCGCTCTCCAACAGCCTGCGCGAGCTGCTGTTCCCCCTGCAGGGCAACCACCCCGAATTCGTCTTCACCTTCACCCCCACGGAACAGCACGGCAAGCGCAAGGGCCGCGAGGGCAAAATCCCTATGAAGTGGTGGAACCTGTCCTACTACTGGCGCAAGGCGCGCGAGGCCGCAGGCATCCCCAACAGCCGGGAAAATCAGGTCGCGGGCCTCCGCTTCCACGACATGCGCCACACGGCCGCCACGCGCCTCCTGCGCCAGTCCCGCAACCTCAAAATGGTGCAGAAGCTCCTGCGCCATTCCTCCATCGCCACCACGGCGAAATATGCCCATGTGCTGGACGACGAACTCGCCGCCGCCATGGACGATATCAGCACCAGCAAGAAGGCAGCGACGAAATGACGAGAAACCTTGCTGATATCATCCGCGAACAGCAGGAAGAAGAAGCACAACAGGAGCGTGACTGGTCAGGAGATTATGACGGAACAACATGCCCAAACTGCAACCGCCAGAGAATGCTTTTGTGCAATAATGGCCGGAGGCGCTGCGAGAAATGCAATTGGGACCCAGATGAAAAATGCTACTCAGACGCGCCCCTTCGATAAACAGCATGTTTTCCCGAAAAAACTCCCGATTAAAACCGCACCAATTACAAATAAGGCAGAAACATCATCAAGTTGCAGCCTTCTTTCTCTTTGCCTTCCAAGCTGAATACGAGGGTTCGATTCCCTTCACCCGCTCCAGCTTTTACCGAGCCGCTACGCCCCTTTCAGCTCTCCAACCGCTTCGCACGCTCAAGGAGACGCTTCGCATTTCGATAGGCGGGGACTTCCACCCAGAGGCCGTCAATCAAAACGCGATCCTCGCCGCGTGCCCGGCCTGCTTCAAAGCCCGTGATGATGGCCTCTGCTTTGGCAATCTCCTGCGCATCCGGCGTCAGGGCTGCGTTGATGGCGGCCGCGTGATCGGGGCGCACAAGCGACTTGGAAAGATAGCCGAGGCGACGGGCATATTGGGCTTCGTGGACAGCACCTTTGACATCGGCAAAGGTGAAGGGGGCGTCGATCGGCTCGATTTTGGCGGCGCGGCATTCCAGCAGAAAGCGCCGGCGGGCGTAATCGAGTTCCACGGCATCCGGCCCGCGGATGGCGTTGAGGTCATTGGCCAGGTCTTCCGCACCGAGCAGCGCGCCGCGAACGCGGGGGGAGGCCGCGGCAAAGAGACGCACATCCGCCACGCCTTGGGCTGTTTCGCAGACGGGGAGCAGCTCTGTGAGGCCCGGCGCCAAGCCAAGGCGCGCTTCCCAATTCGTGATGGCGGCATCCAGCGCATGAATCTGCGCCACGCGTTCGCACATGGGGAGAGCAATCACATCGGGCCGTGTCGCCATGGCGGCGGCGAGGTCCTCTATGCCGTCGCCTTCAAGCTGGTTGATGCGGATGGCGGCGACAAGCCCGCGTGCCCGGCATCCCTCGACATAGGCTGCGAGGCGAGAGCGCGCCTCCGCTCGTCGTGCGGGAGGCGTGAAATCCTCGAGATCGACGATGTGAACCGCCCCCGGTTTGCCGGAGGCTCCAACTTCCAAATAGGATGGAGCCATGACGAGCAAAACGACGAACAAGTTTTCACCCGAGGTGCGCGAACGCGCTGTCAGATTGGTGCTGGACCACGAGG